TTTGAAACGAACTTGGAGGATGGATGACAATCTTAAGTGTTTCGTTGCGCCTTTAGAGGAGGAATCTATAGAGAAGTCTCTTATGGTTTGGACTCGTTCCAAATCTGTTACTAAAGAAGTGCAAGGAATAGATATCATATCAAGTGCGTTGAGAGAATATTTTTGGTACGGTGAGGAAATTTACAACAAAAAACTTTATCTTTTGAAAGATTTAGTTAAAGACTTGGGATGGGAATTGTGGGTCCAAGATTCCACTTTTCCAACTTATTCTAGTTTATGTTATGATTTTATCCACCGTTCTAGGAGATGTAAGTCCTATCAGAGTGTATTTGGATCTGATGATCAAACTTGGTCAGTTCAGAGCATGGATGTGCCACTAGAGAATTAGTAATACGATTGTCCGAAATGACAATAAACTAATAGAGGTCTTTTATTCGTTTTAACCTCTATAAAATGGTACAGTATCGTCCTCTGGCCATCTTGATTAGAAAATGTCAAACTCACAAGCGAAGCGCTTGTGTCTGTGCGGATGTGGTTTTATAACACTCGTTCATGCATATTCTTAGAATTTTAACGTAGCATGAGTAGAACTACTGGGGCCTATGATTATAAGCCCACCTTAGAGTGATAAAGGCACAGGATAATCGTATTACTTTTATGTTGCACTCAGATGACAAATTGAAAGATGGAGATCTTAAAACTCAACAAGAAAACCAAACTACCCCTCGAATATATGAATCATTCGATGGGGATGATAAACAATCATCGTTTTTTGATTGTTTTATACCTTCTCGGTGCATTGTGCAAAGTGCAGAAGTTGTTGAAATGACAACTGATGCTACCGGTGACACAACGCAGGAGGAAAATGTTGGCTTTGCTGGACAAGATGATCCTATCTTGACAATACCTAACGATTTGTCAAGGATTCAAGTCGATCAGAGTCAAAATGTCTCTCTGGGTAATTACCTAAAGAGGCCTGTACAAGTCATGTCTCAACCTTGGTCAATTGGTTCCACTTTGGACCAATTGACTGATAACTTTGATCCGTGGCTTCTTTATTTTAGTCATCCCGCTATAAAGCGCAAACTAGACAACTATTATTTGGTTCGGTGCAATTTGCATCTGAAGTTTGTTGTTAATGCTTCACCGTTCTTTTATGGTTGTACATTAGCTTCATATCAGCCTTTGACTAATTTTGCTCCGGGTTTCACGCCAGGAGGCCTTTATGGTGAGGAGAAAACTGCTTACTCTCAGCGCCCCCATATCTACATTTATCCTCAGGATTCTCAAGGTGGAGAAATGGTTTTACCGTTTCTTTATTATAAGAACTGGTTAGATGCTACATCTGCTGCGGATCTAACTGATATGGGCAAAATTAGTTTTCAATCGTTTGGTCCTTTGGCCAATGCGAATGGAGCTACGGGTGATATTGAGATTGTTGTTTACGCTTGGGCAGAGAATATTGAAGTTGCGGGACCAACCGTGGCTTTGGCTGTTCAGGCCAAAGATGAGTATGAAGACAATGGGGTGGTCTCGAAACCTGCTTCGGCAATTGCCAGAGCAACTTCGATGTTGAGCAATGTTCCCATTATTGGACCATTTGCTACAGCAACGTCGCATGCAGCAGAAGCTGTTTCGAAGATTGCTTCGTTGTTTGGGTACACGAACACTCCAGTGATTGATGATATTCATCAGTTTCAACCAGCACCTTTTCCGAATTTGGCATCTACTGATATTGGTATGCCTATCGATAAGTTAACGCTTGATTCCAAGAATGAGTTGTCGATTGATCCAGCTATTGCTGGTGCGACAACTGCCGACGAGCTTGTTATTAGTAACTTTTGTGCTCGCGAGGCTTGGCTGTTTGAATCGAACTGGTCTAGCGCTCAATCCATTAATGAAGGACTTTTTTACGCTAAAGTATCTCCTGCCTTATATAAGACAGATACTACTGGACCAACGGCTATTCTTTGGAATACACCCATGTCACATGTGTCAGATATGTTTGAATGTTGGCGTGGAGATATTATCTTTCGTTTCAAGTTCATTTGCACGAAGTATCATCGTGGTAGGGTTCGTATTAATTGGGACCCTCATGGAAATATTGGTGCGGTTGGTGATTACACCACTGAAACGTACACGAAAATCGTAGATATCACCGAAGAAACGGATGTGGAATTTCGCGTTCCCTATACTCAGGCTCTTGCGTATTTACGCGTTGAACCTGGTAAAGGAATACATTATGCTACTTCATCGACTTCCACAGCTGGTGTTGGTACTTATCATAACGGGATCATAACTGTTCGAGTGTTGAATCGTCAAACTTCACCGATTACATCCGCTAACATTAATATGTTGGTTTTTGTTAAGGGTGCTGACAACTTAGAGTTTGCTGTACCCAAGGAAGTGGATATTACGTATTCTCCTTACGCCGTTCAATCTTATGATTCCCGTTTGGATGTTGGTTGTACCACACATGAAATGGGGGTTAGACCGTCTGTCGCTGATCCAAATATAAATTTGGTGTATTTTGGGGAGTCCGTTGTTTCCTTACGTCAAGTTATGCGGCGGCAGAGTCTTTATAAGAGGCTTGTTGCCGGAGCAGGTTCGGCCATTAATACTATATACTTG